GCCGCCACCGCCCGCCGCGAGATCGTGCGCGATCACAGCGCAGGTCGTGACCGACGTCCCCAGCCCGTCGACTGCGCGCTGGGTGAGCGGCACGACGTCTGCGCCCCAGCCAGGCGCGGCCATGCCGCCCGCGCTCACGAACACCTGTCGCGCCGATCCGGCAACAGTCGAGCTCCACACCGTGGTGTAGACCATGACTCCGCCAGCGATCCCAGCAGGCAGCGAGCCTCCGCCGCCTCCGCCCGCGCCGGGCTTCCACTTGCTGAGCGCGCTGTCCCAAACGAGAGTCTGCCCGTTCGTCGGCGCCGTGCTGTCGATCGCACGGCCCTGCAGGTAGCCCGCGTCTGCGATCGGGAGCGCGGTCCCCGCAGGACTCCACGGGCCCGGAGCGACTGCCTCACCGCGTGCGCTCGTGAGCCAGTGATCGGACCCGACGGCGACGATTCCCCCGTCGATCAGCGCGAAGTCGTTGATGCGATGATTTGCACCATCGACGTACGGCACAGGGCACGACTGCCACGTCGTGAGGTCGTTGCTCTCCGCGACGTGTGGCCAGTCCTCGCTGCCAAGGAGCCACGTTCCGTCCAGGAATCGAACACGCGTGATCTTCGTGTATGACGGCGGCGTGAGCGCGGCCCACGTCAGACCGTGATCAGTCGAGATCGCCCAGTCCTCGACGGTCGCCAGCCCTGCGCGATACGCGACGACGGTGCCGCGATCGTCACACGCGAGTCGCCACGCTCCGCCGCTGGCAAGGGTCGTTGCGGCAGCGAACGTGATCGCGCTCGGCCACGACGAGCGAAACACGATCCCGCTCGTGTCGACGACGATCCACTGCTGACCGGTGTCGCAAACGTCGCTGCCGTTGCCGCCGAGCGCGACCGCTGTCGTCGCGTACGCCCAAGTCGTTGCGCCGGTGCGCACGACGATCTGCGCGTCGTTCACGACCGCGACCGCGTCGCCGGCGGAGGGCCCGCTCGTGCGGCATGCGATTCCCACGACGGTCTTCATGCCCACGGGGATCGTGTGCACGGTCCACGCGGTGGCCGGATTTTTCACCGCGCTTCCCGCGTCGGGGTCGTACGTCGTGCTGACGATGCGTCCCTGCGTGATCGAGACGTGCGCTCCACCGACGAGCCAGCCGTTGTTCGCCGCGCACGCGCAGAGCACGGCAGTGTCGGGGCCGCTGACCATCGTGAGCTCGGTGAGCGAATCGCCGCGCACCGACGACATGACCTTGCCGCCCGTGCCCTTCGGCACGAGCATCCGTCGAGCGGGCGACGAGAGCGACGCGGGATCAGTCACGGCGTCGACCGCGGGCGAACCGAGCTCGGTCGTCGCGATCGCCGTGCGCGTCCACCGCGAGCGTGATGCGCTGCGCAGACGGTCGATCCACTGCGCGCTGTTGCTCATCATGTAGTTGAGCCACTGCGCGGGCGGCCTGGTGCCCGTCGCGAATCCGCTGTTGCGGATCTCCGCCGGCGGCTCGACGAGCTGCGAGCTCGGTGCGCTCACCGCGAACTGCAGGACCGAATAGGGACGTCGGCTCATACGAATGCTCCNNGCCGAGCCCGCGCGCGCTGTCGGTGAGCGCGAGAAGCGAGTCGGTGCTGAACGTGAACGCGTCGGCCAGAACGCTCGCAGGCGCGACGACGCAGTATCCAATGCCCGCGGCGACGGCGAGCTCGACGAGGTCCGCGAGCACCTGCGGATCGAACGGGCACACGTCGAGGACCTCGACGCATACGCTCGCGCCGCTGGCGACGAACGAGAACGGCACCAGGCCGAGCGCGAGCTTGACCACCGCGATCACGTCGGGGCCGGTGCCGCTCGAGCGTCGCGCGCGAATCGCCGCGCGGAGCACCGGTCGGTAGTCCGTGTCGCCGAGCGGTCCTCGAGGCTGACCGAGGATCGCGCCAATCTGGTCGAGCTGCTCGCCGACGCTCGTGTCGATCGAGATCGTGAGCGTCGACCACAGTGCATCTTCGACCGACTGCGCTTGCGTGCCGATCGAGCGGGCGATCGCCGACACGCGCGCCTTCGAGCGCAGCGCGGACATGAGCAGCTCGACGCTGAGCGCGGCGTGCTCCGTGATCTTCGTGTGCTCGGTGATGCGATCAGGCTCGCTCATGACGTCGTCACCACGATTCGGCCAGTGTCGAACAACGCGGCCTCGCGCGGTCCGATCGTGAGGTTTGCGGGCACCGTCGACGCCGTGCGTCCGAGGCGGACCTCGATCACGTCGAGCACGCCAGGGAGCGCGAGCAGCACGGGGTAGAGGCGCGAGCGGATCACGTCCTCGCCGAGCTGCAGCGCTTCGGCCCAGAGCACGAGCGCGCCCTGCACGGCCGCGGCACCTTCGAAGCCAGGGCCGGTCGAGAGCGTGATCGAGGCGTACACGTTCACGTCGCTGGCCTCGCTCCACCGCACGGTTTCGGATGCGCCGTTGTCGTTCGTGATCGTTGCGCTCTGCGCGCCGTGCCACGCGATCCCCGCAGGCGTCGAGTGATAGAGCTGCAGCGCGAGGATGCCTGTCGCGAGCGCTTTGCGTCCGGGATCGATCCCGCGCTTCCACAGCACGATCGCCTCGACCGAGTGCGGCGGACGCCCTTCTGCATCGGGCCACGACGAGCGGTTGTTCTCGACGCGCACGGAGAGGATCGAGCCCTGAACCGCAGCGAGCTCGGCTTGCGTGAGCGCGGTCGCGGTCGCGACGCCGCGCGAGAGATTGAGCAGGTCCGCGCGGATCGCGGGGACCGTCGCCGTGCCCGGCGCCGAGAGCTCAGCCTC